GCCCTGGGCGGCGGCGCAGCATCCCGCGAGACGCCGCGCCCGGTGCGCGACGGCGAGGACTACGCCGAGGTCACCGTGGACATGGGCGACCTGATCGTGACCCGCACGTGGGAGAAGGGCAAGGCCAGCACCCTGGTCGTCAAGGCCCCTGATGGTGCCCGGTACCCGACGCCGCAGACCATCCTCGACGGCCTGGTCGGCAAGCTGTCGTTCGACCCGCTCGCGTTCACCCACCTCAGCCCACGCGAACAGCGCGCCGCGCTGCTGGACCTGCTGGGCCTCGACTTCGAGGCCGAGGACGCCGAGCGTGCCCGGCTGTACGCCCTGCGCACCGAGACGGGCCGCAAGGCCCACGCCTACGGCGAGTTGCCGAGGCTGGACAAGCACGCCAACCTCACCGAGCAGTCGGTTGCCAGCACCGTCGAACGCATCAGGCACGCGCAGCGGCAGCAGGCCAGCATCGACAGCTACCGCCGCGAGGTGGCGCAGTGCCTCAGGGAGGTCGAGCAGCACGAGAGTGAGATTGAGCGGCTGCAAGCCCTGGTGCGCGACGGCAGGGCGCGGATTGCCGACCTCACCACCCTCATCGACGGACTACCGACACCCGAGGACACCGAGGCGCTGAACGACGAACTGCTGGCCATCGAAGAGCGCAACCGGCAGGCGCGCGCCAACCAAGAGTTGGCCGACAAGCACCAGCAGCAGAAGGCGTATCAGGCCGAGTACACCGACCTGACGCACACCATCGAGGCCATCGACGCGAAGAAGGCCAAGGCGCTGGCGGAGGCCAAGATGCCGGTGCCCGGCCTCGGCTTCGATGACAACGGGGTAACGCTGCACGGCGTGCCGTTCGGGCAGGCCAGCAGCTCCGAGCAGATCAGGGTCAGCCTGGGCATGGCCATGGCGCTGAACCCCACGCTGCGGGTGGTGCGCATCGTCGACGGTTCCCTGCTGGACGCCGATGGCATGGCCGAGATCGCGGCCATGGCGCGCGCAGCCGACTATCAGGTCTGGATCGAGCGCGTCGAGGACGCCAGCGAGACGGCCGTGGTCATCGAGGACGGGCAGGTGGCCCGATGAAGTACAACCAGAACATCGCGGTCGCCGTCGAGCGGCTACTGGCTGATGATGTGGTGCGAATCGGCGGGCACCCGTTCGTCGTCACCCGCACCGAGTACTACAGCGACACGGCCCGGAAGGTCACCCTCAGCGCCGTCGAGGCGAACGCGAACGACGTGACTGTGGTGTGGAAGTTGGGCGTCCGCATCCACGTCACCCGCCCGCCCATGACCGCCGAGCGCTTCCTCGCCCGGAAGCTGTGCCCCACCCTGTTCGCCAAGTCGTGGGAACGGGCCACAGATGAAGAACGGGCACGCGCAACGGCTACCGCCCGCAAGGCCACAGAGGTGCTCAATGCCTCGTAAGCCCGCGCCCACGATGCTCGAATGCGGCCACTTCGCCACCGGGGAGCGTGACGGCAAGCCCTGGTGCAGCATGTGCGCCGACAAGGCAGCGGCCGAGGCCTGCGCCCAGCTGGAGAAGGACGTTGTGGCGCGGGCGTCGGCGATGCCGGACCCTACCGTTGCACCCGCCACGCCCCCGGCGAGCGGTGCGGGTGCTACTGGGGTGATTGAGCCGATGGTGCCGGGTGTCTACCAGATGGACGACACCCGGTACCACGCCGACCCGTTGCGTTTACACGGCACCGAATCGTTGAGTGCGACGAGGTCGAAGCTGCTGCTGCCGCCCTCCACGCCAGCGCACTACCGCTGGGCCGTGGACCACCCGCAGGGCCACAGCCCAGCCTTCGACATGGGCCACGCCGTGCACCGCCTCGTACTTGGCTCAGGCCCTGACATTGAGGTGGTGCAGGTCGAGGTAGCCGACCGCGCCCGCAAGTCCATCAAGATCGCTGACTCGTGGGAGTACAAGGCTGCCCAGCAGGCCCGCGAGAACGCCTACACCGCGGGCCTGGTGCCGCTGCTGCCAGCCGAGTACGCGCAGGCGCAGAACATGGCGCACGCGGTGTTGGCGCACCCGTTGGGGAAGCTGTGCTTCACCAACGGCCAGCCCGAGCAAGCCATGTTCGTGCAGGATGCCGAGACGGGCGCGTGGCTGCGTGGGAAGGTCGACTACCTCGCCCAAGCACGCGACGGCCGACTCGTCCTGGTGGACCTGAAGACGGCAGGTGGTGACAACGCCGCCAGCCCGTTCAAGTTCCCGCGGGCCGTGGTGGCGTACCGGTACCACCGGCAAGCCGCCTGGTACAGCCACCTCGCGAAGACGCTGGGGCTGGCCCGAGACGTGACGCTGGTGTTCGCCGTCGTGGAAAAGACACCGCCATACCTGGTCGCCTTCCACGAAATCGACGCCTCCGACCTGCGCCGCGCCCACGCCCTCAACCGGGCAGCCATCGACACCTTCGCGCGCTGCCTGGCTGCCAACCACTGGCCGGGATACCCGGCCACCATCAACCGCCTCGCGCTGCCCAGCTGGGCCGCTTACGAGGAAGAAGCCGTACTGGAAGGACTCCCTGATGAGTGACAACCTGCCCGCCACCCGCCAGCCCGCCGCCCACCCGTGGGGCGGCGGCTCTGTGTCGGCCAACACCAGCCAAGCCACCGCAGTTGAGCAGGCGCGCGCCGTCGCCGAGGTGCAGGCCGCGGTCACCGTGGCCCAGAACATTCCGCGTGACCTGGAACGCGCCAAGGCCGAAATGCTGTTCACCTGCTCCCAGCAGGCCGTCGCCGAAAGGGCGTTCTACAGCGTGCCCCGCAAGGGCAGCAAGCCCGTCACCGGCCCCAGCATCCACCTCGCCAAGGAACTGGCCCGCATCTTCGGGAACATCACCTACGGGGTGCGCGAGATGCGCCGCGACGACGACGAGGGCCTCAGCGAAATCGAGGTGTTCGCGTGGGACCAGCAGGCCAACGTCCGCAACAGCCGCACCCTCCAAGTGCCGCACGCCCGCAGCAGCGGCGGCAGCCGCGCCAAGATCACCGACCTCGGCGAGATCGTGCAGAACAACAACAACCACGGGGCGCGGCAGCTACGCGAGTGCATCTTCAACCTGCTGCCGCCGTGGTTCGTGCAGGCTGCCGAGCAGCAGTGCCGCGACACCAACGAGAGGGGCGACGGCACCCCACTGGCCCAGCGCATCGACAAGATGCTGGCCCTGTTCGCCAAGCTGGGCGTCACCCAAGCCCAGATCGAGGGCCGCGTCGGCTCCAAGCGCGGCCAGTGGACCGCTGGTGACGTGGCCCGGCTGGGCACCGACTACAACACCATCATCAACGACGGCGTGGACGCCGAAAGCATCTTCGGTGCCGACACCACCACCCTCGACGCCCTGGTGGCGCAGGCCACGCCCGAGTTGCCCGATGGCCAGATGGTGCCCCGCGGGAAGGCCACCCAGCCATGAACCCGCTGTACGTAGCCGCCTGGGCCGCTGCCGCCATCGCGCTGGCAGCGGCCCTCTTCATTGCGGCCCGCCGCGCACTCCTGAACGCCTCACGCCGCCTGGACGAGGCCATCGAGCGCGCCCTCAACCCCGACGACAAGGAAGCTGACCGATGACCACCCTGTTCGATGACTACGACATCCCGCAGGTCGGCGGTGACACAAGCAACATGCGCCGCGCCTTCGGCGAGCCGCCATTCAGCCTGCTCGACCGCCGCTCCGGGCCATGGCGCGACCGCTCCGCCAGATGGAAGGCCCTCGGCATCCAGAGCGAACTCGGCCGCGAGGAGGGCCTACTCATGGCCAGCGAAAGCGACTACATCAGGCCCGACGCCAAGACCAGCATCTTCGACCCCGTGGTGTGCGAACTCGCCTATCGGTGGTGGACGGCCCCCGGCGACATGATCTTCGACCCCTTCGCCGGGGGCAGCGTCCGCGGCGTCGTCGCCGCCATGCTGGGCCGCTGGTACACCGGCATCGAGTTGCGCGCCGAACAGGTGGACAGCAACCGCGAGCAGGCAGCCGAAATCTGCGACACCCCCATGCCCACCTGGGTGGTTGGCGACAGCGACGAAATGGACGAGTTGGTGCCCGACCTCGAATGCGACTTCGTGTTCACCTGCCCGCCGTACCACGACCTGGAGGTGTACAGCGACGACCCCGCCGACATCAGCGGCATGGACTGGGACGAGTTCCAGACCGTTTACACGCGCATCATCGGCCGGGCCGCGCAGCGGTTGCGCAACGACCGCTTCATGGCCGTCGTCATCGGCGATGTACGCGACAAGAACGGCATCTACCGCGGCCTGCCACAGCTGACCGTCAAGGCCATGGAGGACGCAGGGTTGCAGCTGTACCAAGACGCCATCCTGGCCGACCCCACCGGCACCCTCCGCTTCATCGCGCCCCGCGTCATGAAGGCCAGCCGCAAACTCACCCACGTCCACCAGTACCTGTTCGTCACCGTCAAGGGCAGCCCCAAGCGGGCCGCGCAACGCCTACGCGATACGGGGGACTTCCAGTGAGCACCAACAACTCCCACAGCTGGGTCGTCCTGGAAGCGTTCAACGCCGGACGCATCACCCAGCAGCTGTTACAGGACGTCAAGGACGCCCGCAACGCCCGCATCAACGCCACCATCTGGCTCATCGCCAGCGGCCTGACCTTCGCGCTGTACGCGCTGGCCGAACTGTGGTGGAGCTGCCTCATCTGGGGCATCGGCATCGCCATCTGGCTCTGGTTCCTGCGCAACGCCAGCCGCGACCTGCGGCGCGCCAAGGCCGCACTGGACGCCTGGTTCACGCGCTGGAACGTGGAAGCGGAGGACAAGACGTGAGCCGAGCCGCCGAACCCGAACGGCGGGCGATGTGCGGGTGGTGCAGCACCGGCCACCACAGCGGCTGCATCACCCGCCGCCCCACCACAGCATCACCACACCACCGCGTCTGTGGCTGCGCAGACAGCGGACACCCAAGGAGGAAGCCATGAGTTACGAGACGTACGAGGTTGCCGTCGTCAAGCGCGGCCTGATCTGCAACCGCTGCCGCCGCAAGTACGAGGAGCACCGCGCCGGGGGAACCGAACGGTACCTCGAAGGGGCCACCGAGAAGGGCTGGCGTGTCACCACCACCATCACCCGTAACGGCGTGCCTTCGCGGGAGGACATGGACTACTGCCCCGAGTGCGTCGTCGCCATCTTCGCCGAGTACGCCAAGGGCGCGGCCACGCTGGCCAACCCGAACGATCTGCGCTGAGCGAGGGTTGGCCATGATCTGCTGCACCTTCCCCGACTGCTACCGGGAGCACTCTGCGCGGGGGTACTGCGACGCCCACTGGAGTCAGTGGCGCAAGGGCCAGCCCCTGAAACCCATCCAGCGCGACCAGCCACGCCCGCCGCACACCTGCACAGTCCATCCACCGGGCACCGAGACCTGCTACCGCTGGGACGGTTGTCGCTGCGCCGAGTGCACCTACGCCCTGAGCCGAGAACGCAAGCGCCGGTCGCTGCCAACCCGAGGCCTCATAGAGGCGAGTGGCACTCGCCGCAGACTGCAAGCCCTCGCCGCCATCGGACACACACTGGCCGATCTGGACAGACGACTTGGCTATAGCCCCGGCCGCTGCTCAAACACGATGCGGAGGCGCTGGGTGACGCCCCGCGTCCACCACGAGATCGCCCGCCTGTACGACGCGCTGTGGAACGTGCCCGGCACCTCCGACATCACCCGCAAGCGGGCAGCAGCCAACGGCTGGGCCGTGCCGCTGGCGTGGGATGACGCCACCATCGGCGACCCCGACGCGCAGCCCGCGACCGGCACCGCCACCGTCCGAACCGCCGACGAGACGGCCACCGAAGTCGAGCACCTGCTGCGCCTCGGTGAAGCCCCCGCGCAGATCGTGCGACAACTCGGTTATGCCTCACCCAACTCCCTGGCGAAGGTGCTGTACCGCGCCCGGCGCAACGACCTCGCGCAAACCATCGAACGAAAGGAGGCTGCATAGCCATGGGCTGGTTCAAGGGCGACGACAAGCTGCACGGCCACCCCAAGGCCCGGCGCGCCGGTATGGCCCCGATGGGCCTGTGGGTGATGTCGGGCAGCTACTCGTCCGACTACGGCCTCGACGGCCACGTCCCCACCGAGTTCGTTTCCGGCCTGCCCGGAGGCAGGAAACTCGCCTCGAAACTCGTGGAGGTCAACCTGTGGCACCAGCTGCCCTACGACGGCCCCTGTCGCTGCATCCTGCCCACTATCGACCGGCAGGGCACCGGCTGGGTCTTCCACGACTGGAACGACTGCAACCCCACCGTCGCCGACCTCCAGAAGGAGCGCTCGGCCAACGCCGAACGGCAACGGAAGTTCCGCGGCAAGAAGCTGCAAGACCCATTGCCTGAGGAGTGATTCAGCCGCCGCGTAACGCGTTACGTAACGCTCCCGCGCATCGAATCGTGTGACACAAGATCGAGTTTTGCCACGGCCATTCGAGCGCCGAGCAACTCGGCACTCCAACACCCTCGGCGCGCTCAACACGATTCGCCTCCACCGGTAGCCGCAAGAGCCCAGCGACAAGGAGGAATAGCAGACGCCCACCACCCGCGTAACGCGTTACATAACACGCTACTAACGCGTGACGTAACGCCCGAAATAACGATCTACTAACAACACCCCATACCCATACCCAGAAGAACTACTTCGCTTCGCTTCGTAGTTCAGGCTGCCGCGCACCCTGTCGGGTGCTTGCCTCCGATTCACGTACCCCATCCGAATCAGTGGTTGAGCGACTAACTCAAGTCAATCGCTCAACCACAGAACGCGCGCGCCCGAACACAAGCCGCCCCACCACCGCCAGCCAAGGAGGAACCCGTGACCACCATCGCCGTCTGCGAGCACACCGGCATCACCCGCGCCTGGTGCCCGTGCACCGACTGCGACGGCTACACCACCACCCCGCAGGAGCAGGAGGCGATTTCTGCCGCTGTCCGGCGCGAGACGGCCGCGACAGCCCCCAGCAGGCCCCGGCTGGTACAACGCAGCCTCGACCAACCCAGCAAGCCCGTCACCGCCGACGCCCGACCCCTCGACCGCATCGACGGCCAAGCCGAGCACTGGTGCACCTCCTGCGGGCGCTACCCACGCAGCCGCGACCGTTGGCTCTGCGACTGGTGCGCCCAACAGTGGACCGTAGACCTCCGCAACATCGAACCCCTCCTGCACGACCTCACCATCGCCGAGGCCAAGCGCGTCCGCATGACCACCACCAGCACCAACACCGGAGGGAGCAACCCGTTGCCCTACGACACCCGAGCAGCCGAGGCCCGCGCCCACCTCGAAGCCACCATCGCCCATCTGTGCTTCACCCTCGGCATCACCGTGCACCCCTGGCAAACCACCGTCGCCGCCGCGCTGCTCCTGGACCGCCACCGCGACCCGTCCACCCACCCCAGCGCGCCCGACCTGGCCACCAGCCTCCGCCGCGCCACCAACCGCGCCTTCGCCGTCATCGACCGCCCCCGGCCCACCCAGTACCTCGGCGCGTGCCCCCACTGCGGCCTCGCCATGCACAGCCCCGAAGGGCACGCCACCTACACCTGCGCCTGCGGTCAGATCGTCATCGTCGCCCACCAACTGGCCGACCGGCAGGCCGCGATGGACGACATGCTCGTCACCTGGGACGAACTCCTCGGGTCCGGCGTCGCGCACCGCGCAACACTGTTCCGGTGGCGCAAAGCGCGCCGCATCATCCCTAAGGCCGAGTGGATGGGGCAACCCATGTACCGCTACGGCGACGCCCGCAACGCCCGCCAACGCGAAGCCGGGTAGGCACTCGAATACTCCGCCCCGCTCAGCGCATCATCGACACCCAACCACGGAGAGGCCAACCATGGAACCCAGCCAGCCCATCACCCCCGCAGCAGTGGGCGTCTACGTACGCACCCCAGCCACCACGCCCGGCACCAGCCACATCGAGGTCGAGTTCATCTACAACACCAACTCGTGCAGCCACCACCTGCAACCCCACGAAGCACGCCACCTGGCCGAGCAGATGATGGCCTCAGCCAGCCTCGCAGACGGCGAACCCAACCCGCTCCGGGAGCGCGAAGTGCTGGCAGCGAAAGTCGCCGCCGCCGAAAGGCTCCTCGCCGCGTTACCCCTGCACGCCGCAACCATGCTCAACACCGCCCTCCAGAACGCCGAGCAAGCGGCCCGGCAATGACCTGCACGTGGTGCGGCCACCCCGAACACGTCCACCCCTGTCCAGCAACCATCCGCACAGGAGACGCCCCAGACCAACAAGCACAGCCCTGCCCCTGTGCCCGCCAGCGGATCACGCGCGACCCCCTCACGGTCACCGGCAGGCAACGTATGCCCCGCTACGAAGACCCACGCACAGCACCGCACAGGCCCTCGAATACGGCTTGATTTAGTGCTACAACTTTCGATGTAGGTTGCGCGGCGCATCGCCAGCACCCAAGGCCCCAGAGCGGACACCCGCCGGGGCCTTTCGCAATTCCCCACCAAGTAAGGAGAGACCATGCCCACCAAGTGGTCCAGCAAGAAGAACGGCGTCCGCGTCGGTGTCGCCTACGACGACATCAAGGTCACCATCGCCGACAACGAGGTGTACGCCAAGCTGACCAACCCGCGGGTGCTCATCGACCGCGACGTCAACATCGTGGACACGGCCAACCGGTTCGAGGTCACCGGCGGCGCTGTCGTGGACGTCACCAAGACCAACCAGAACGTATCCGGCTCCGGCCAGAAGACGGTCTTCACGGTCACCGCCCAGAAGCGCCCCATGAAGGCCACCACGCACACCGCCCACTTCAAGGTCGTCGCCAAGAACATCGACTACGCAGGCAGCGACCTCACGGCCGACATGACCATCACGTTCCCCGCCATCGAGCCGTTCATCGACCTCGCGGTGGACACCTCCGGCTTCTGGGACGCCGCGCTGGACGGCACCTGGTACCCCGCGGCCCACGAACCCGCCTGGGACTTCTGCGAGATTCAGGAGCAGTCCGGAGGCACGAACGGCCCCTGGGTCTGGGCCGGTTCCTCCCAGTGGGGCGGCTCCGACGAGAGCCAGCTCGGAGGCATCCTGATCGCCGGACTGAACAAGGGCGGCAAGTACCGCATCCGCGTGCGGCAGCAGACCGGTGACACCCCGTCCAACCCCGGCACCATCCTGACCGACTGGAAGACCAGCGGGTGGGTGACCATCCCCCTCTGATCCACCTTAGGAAGGTAGAGGGCTTCGGCCGCTGAGCCCAGCAGTGCACCGCGTGAGGCACTGCGCAATCAGCGGCCACCTGGAAGGCGTCCGACCGGACGAGGACACCGTTTCGAAAACGGCTGGCGGCGCGAGCCGCTTCAGGGTTCGAGTCCCTGGCCTTCCGCTGTGCCCCGCCCAGCCCACCCGGTGTTCGTCAAACACGGGCCAGCACGCTGCACGCCCGGTCTCTCCGTGCAGCCGGGCGGGGCACACCCACCAACAAGGAGGCCCACAATGGAAGGCATCCCCCGCAGCCGCGGACGCAAGAGCCGCCGCTGGGTCGAGTGGGTGAGGCCCCAGTGCCGGGCGCGTGACGCCACCACCGTCAACCCGGACGGCACCGTCGGAGCGCCGTGCTGGTGGTGCGGCCAGCCCATCGACTACACCATCCCAGACGGCCACGACGACGCCTGGTCACCCGACCACGTGCACACCGTGGCCGACCACCCCGAGTTGGCCGAGGACCCCGCCAACATCAAGCCCAGCCACCTCGTATGCAACAAAGCACGCGGACGCGGGCAGCAAACCACCAGCCCACTCGGAGCACCATCCCGCAGCTGGTGACCCACACCGGGAGGGGCGTTCACATCACGGGCGACCGCCTCGCGGCGGAGAGGGGGCCGGGAGTCCGCCTCCCCCCCTTGGGCTGACTCCGGGGTCGCGCGCGCGTAGGAGGTGGGCAGGGTGCACCTTGTTACGGGCAACGAGCCGGTGCCGCACGGCGATGTGCGGCGGGCGCTGGAGACGTCCATCGCGCAGGCCAAGCACCTGTCCAAGCTGGACGACGCAGCGGTCGCGGCAGCCCGTGCGCTGGCCGACAAGATCGACGCCTGGGACGTGATCGTGCAGTTCGCCCTCGCTGACATCGCTGGCGTCAAGGGCGCGCGCCCGGCGGTCCCGCAGAACGACAACGTGAGCCTCAGCGCCTTCCTGCGCTACTGCGAAGCCCTGGGCTTGACGCCGATGTCACGGAAGGCGCTGGAAGCGAAGACGGGCGGCGGCGGCAAGCTGAAGCAGATGCGGGAGGCGCAAGGTGGCTCCGCTGCTGGGTAGCACCATTCCCCGCGTTTACACGCCGCCGTTGGTCACCGGTCCGGCTGGTCCGTGTGGTTGCGGCTGCGCCCTCACCCCGGAGACCACGGTGGGCTTCGCGGTCGTCACGTTCGCGCTGGAGATCCTGGGCATCACGCTGCTGCCGTGGCAGCGGTGGCTCCTCATCCACGCCCTGGAGCTGCTACCCGATGGCACCTTCCGGTTCAGGACCGTGGTGGTGCTGGTGGCGCGCCAGAACGGCAAAAGCACGTTGGCGCAGGTGTTGGCGCTGTTCTTCCTGTACATCCGCCAAGTCGGCCTCGTCATCGGCACAGCACAGAACCTGGACATCGCCGAGGAGGTCTGGGCCGGGGCGGTGCAGATGGCCGAGGAAACCCCCGAGCTGGCCGAGGAAATCAAGCGCGTGGTGCAGGTCAACGGCAAGAAGGCGCTGGAGCTGTACGGCGGGCCGCGCTACAAGGTGCAGGCGGCGAACCGGCGCGGTGGCCGTGGCCTGAGCGGCGATCTGGTGATCTTGGATGAGCTACGCGAGCACCACACCTGGGACGCCTGGGGTGCGGTGACGAAGACGACCCTGGCCCGCGCCTTCGCCCAGATATGGGCGCTGTCGAACGCGGGCGACGCCGCGTCGGTGCCGCTGCGGCACCTGCGCAGGCAGGCACACGACCCGTTGGGCGATCCCGATGGCATCAGCCGGGCCATGGAGTTGCCGGGCATGGACGACCCGGTGGCCGCAGTCGAGGTCATCAACGCTGCCGAGGAGGTTGTGGCGGGTGCCGCCGACAGCCTCGGCATCTTCGAATGGTCCGCCCCTCCCGGCTGCCCGCTGGACGATCCGCACGCCATCGCGCAGGCGAACCCCAGCCTGGGCCGCACCATCACCCTCCGCGCCATCCTCAGCGCGCTGGCCACCGACCCCGAGCACGTCTACAGGACCGAGGTGCTGTGCCAGTGGATCGAGGGCACCATCCTCGGCCCATTCAAGGCCGGGTCGTGGGAGGCGGGTACCGACCCGCTTTCGGAGATTCCGCTGACCGAGAAGGTCTGGCACGGCCTGGACGTGAGCGCCGACCGTGGCCGCGCCCACATCGGCGTCGTGGGCAGGCGCAGCGACGGCGACTGGCACGGCGAGGTCATCGCCAGTCGGGTGGGCACCGAGTGGGTCAAGCCCTGGTTCGCCGAGCGCTGCTCGGCCGACAACCCGATGGAGGTCGCCGTGCAGGGCCGCGGTGCTCCCGTGGCTGCCCTGATTGACGATCTGAACACCGTGGAAGGGCTGACGGTCACCGAGTGCGTGGGCGTCGAGGTTGGCAAGGGCACCGGGCGGCTGTGGGACGCGGTGGCCGCGCACGTCACACCACCGGAGGACGGCGACCCGGCACCGGCGAAGTTCTGGCACCGGCCGCAGCCCATCCTCGACGGCCCGGCCGCTACCGCCGCAACCAGGCCCCTGGGCGATGGGGCGTGGGGCTGGGATCGCGTGAAGTCGCCCGTCGATGCCGCCTCGCTGGTCGCCGTGAACATGGCCTTCTGGCTGGCCACCCGCACCACCGAGCCGGCTCGCCGCTCCGCTTACGACGAGGGCGCTGCCCTCATGGTTCTCGACTGACGGCAGGGGGTGGTCTCGGTGGCGCTGCTGGACAGCCTGAAGTCCCTGCTCGGGCTTGGTACCCGCTACGAGTCGGTCACCTATGTCGGTCCGACGGTGACCGAGGTGCTGGGCATGAGCGCCGCAGACCTGTACCGCACCCAGCCGCACCTCCGCACCGTTATCAGCTTCCGCGCCCGCAACATCGCGCAGCTGCCGCTCCCGGTCTACCAGCGGGTCAGCGACACCGACCGGGTGCGCCTGGGCAGCGGCGACGATCCCGCAGCGGCGCTGTTCGCAGCGCCGAACCCGGACATGACCACGTACGAGTTCCTCGACCGGCTGGTCAACGACTACGACCTGTACGGCGTGGCCGTGTGGGCGCTCACCCCGTCGAACGAGACGAAGTCGGGCTGGCAGCTGAGGCCCATCGCGCAGGAGTGGATTCACGCCACTGGCGGCGGCTCGGCGTGGGCACCGCGGTGGATTCAGATCATCCGCTCCGGCAGCGGAGAGCGGGTGACGCTGGAGAACAAGCCCGGCGAGGTGCCGCAGTTCGTCATCTTCCACGGCTACGACCCCGGCGACCCTGCTGCGTGGTCGTCGCCGGTGGAGTCGCTGAAGGAAATCCTGGCCGAGCAGATTCAGGCGTGGAGCTACCGACAGCAGGTGTGGCAGCGCGGTGGGCGCGTGGGCGCGTACCTGACGCGCCCGGCCAACGCCCCGGTGTGGTCGGACACCGCGCGCACGCAGTTCGCCCGCGACTGGAAGTCGAAGTGGACGGGCAAGGACGGCCCGAAGGCTGGCGGCACGCCCATCCTCGAAGACGGTATGGAGCTGAAGCGGATCGGCTACAGCGCCCGCGAGGACGAATGGTCTGAGGTCGCCAAGCTCAGCCTCGCCACCGTCGCAGCGGTCTACCACACCAGCCCGACGATGGTTGGCATCCTCGATAACGCGAACTACGCCAACGTGCGCGAGTTCCACCAGATGCTCTACACCGACACCCTCGGCCCGTTCCTGGCCATGGTGCAGCAGCGCATCAACACCTTCATCGTCCCGCACATCGCCACCCGGCCCGACGTGTACGTCGAGTTCAACATCGCCGCCAAACTCGCCGGGTCGTTCGAGGAACAGGCCGCGGTCATTTCGGCCAGCGTCGGCGCTCCGTGGATGACCCGTAACGAGGCGCGCGCCCGGATGAACCTGCCCGCGCTGCCCGGCGGCGACGACATCGTGACCCCGCTGAACGTGCTGATCGGCGGGCAAGCAAGCCCCCGCGACAGCGGTGAGCAGAACCGGAACTCGTGGCCCGTGTACGGCATCAAGGGCCGCGGGCCGGTGCTGGCGCTGCCCGCGAAGGTGGGCGAGTCGGTGCGAGTGAAGGCGGAGCCACGCGACGAGGACGCGGCCATGGCTCGCGAGGTGCTGGCCCGGTTCTTCAAGCGGCAGCGTGCCGTCGTGCTGAGCCGGCTCGGGGCCAAGGCCAGCGACCCTGACTGGTGGGACGCCGACCGGTGGGACAAGGAACTGGCCACCGACCTGTACGCCCTGGCAGTCGAGGTCACCCAGCAGATCGGCACCGACACCCTGCGCGTGCTGGGCGTCGATCCTGACCTGTACTCGGTGGCCCGCACCACCGAGTTCCTGGGGGCGGTGGCCCGCAAGCGAGCGCAGTGGATCAACACCACCACCCTGGCGCAGATCGAGGCAGCACTCGCCGACGACCTGGGCGACGACGCGGGCAAGTCCACCCCAGCCGGGGTCTTTGATGAGGCCGAGGGCAGCCGCGCCGAGCAGGCGGGCCTCACCCTGGCTACCACGCTGACCGCGTTCGCAGTGGCCGAGGCGGCGCACCAGATGGACCGCCCACAGACCACCAAGACGTGGATCACCACCTCCAGCAACCCGCGGGCCAGCCACGCCGCTATGGACGGCGAGACGGTGCCCGCGGGCGACCTGTTCAGCAACGGCATGAAGTGGCCCGGAGACGCCACCGTGGGCGACGCCGACGAGGTGGCGAACTGCCAGTGCACCGTCGAAATCGAGATTCCGTAGCACCCCAGTAACCCCAGCCCCTCCGCACCCCTGCGGTGGGGCACTTCGGCGTGCCCGTGTGCGCCCTGGCTGCCCAGAGGAGGGCGACATGAAGATCAAGACCGCAACCGTGCAGGTCAAGGCTGGCCCTGCCGATGGGCTGGCCGAAGGCGAGTTCCTCGTCTACCCGGCCACCTTCATCAGGACCGCGGACGCCTACGGCGACGTGATCGCGCAGGGTGCGTTCACCGACGACCTGAAGGCATGGAAGGAGTCGGGCCTGGTGCTGCCGGGCCTGTACGGCCATCGGCTGGATGATCCCGACTTCTTCGTGGCCAGCGGCTTGGACTACGGCGAGGACGAACACGGCTGGTGGGTCAAGGGCGCGTTCGACCTGGACAGCCCCAAAGGTCCGCAGGTGTACCGCCTGGTCAAGGGCGGGCGGCTGAACCAGCTGTCCTTCGCCTACGACGTGCTCGATGAAGGCACCGTCACCCTCGACGACGGCACCGAGGCCAACGAGCTTCGGAAGCTGAAGGTCTACGAGTTCAGCTTCGTGCCGGTAGGCGCGAACCAAGACACGTCCGTGGTCGCCGTCAAGGCGCTGGTGGACGGCATCAAGGCCGGGCGCACCCTGAGCGCCAAGAACGAGCAGTCGCTGCGCGAGGCGCGCGACGCCATCGACGCCGTGCTCGCCTCCCTGGGCGAGGACACGGGCAAGTCCACCGATCCCGGTGGCACCGCGCGAGGCGCGGCCAGCGGTCACACCAACGCCAACGACGAGGAGCCGGAAGCGGCCAAGTCGGAGGAGCTGCGGGTCAACCCGTCCGCCGATCCCATCGCGGCAGAAATCCACCTACTCGCCCTCGCGTGAGGGCAGGAAGGAGTCCCTGCGATGAATCGCAAGGAGACGCGTGCCGCACTTCTGAAGGCGGCACAGGATGTCATTGCCAAGGCCAAGGCCGAGGGCCGCAGCCTGACGGCAGAAGAGGTCGCCGACCTCGAAGGCAAGTCGGCTGAGATCAAGGCGCTGGACGCCGAGATCGCGCTGGCTGAGAAGGGCGACGCGCTGGTGCAGGCCATCGGCGGGTTCACCCCCGATGAGAAGCACGAGCAGCCCACGGCCATTCAGGCCAAGTCCCTGGGCGAGCACTTCGTCAAGCACGCCGCCAAGCGGCTGGCGGAGATTCGCGGCATCAAGGGCGCATCGGTCGCGGCACCGGAGTTCAAGGCCAACACCGACGCGCAGGCCACCGGCGGGCACTCGGGCAGCCTGGCTGCGCTGCTGACCACCGTGGATCGGACCATCGTGCAGGCGTTCCGGCGTCCCACGATCACCGACCTGTTCGGTACCGGCACCCTGAGCGGGCAGGCCATCACCTACTTCGTGGAGGGTGCGCGCGAAGGCAACTTCGGCACCGTCGCGGAGGGTGGCGCGAAGCCGCAGCTGCACTACGCCAACCCGACCCCGGTCACCGACGCGCTGTCGAAGATCGCCGGGTTCATCAAGCTGACCGACGAGATGATCGAGGACCTCGACTTCCTGGTCAGCGAGATCAACGGGCGGCTCCTGTACGACCTCGGCCTGACCGAGGAAGCGCAGGTGCTCAACGGCAACGGCACCTCGCCCAACCTGCGCGGCCTGCTGAACCGCAGCGGCCTCCAGACGGAGACCGCCGCCGACCGCACGGACAACGCCGACGCGCTGTACCGGGCGATCACCAAGGTGCAGCTGGCCACCGGCCTGAGCGCTGACGGCCTGGTCATCAACCCGGCCGACTACCAGAACCTTCGGCTGTCGAAGGACGCCAACGGCCAGTACTTCGGCGGCGGGTTCTTCGCCGGGCAGTACGGGCAGGGCGGCATCGAGTGGCAGCCCCCGGTCTGGGGCCTGCGCACCGTGGTCACCCCCGCGGTCGCGGCCGGTTCCCCGCTGGTCGGCGCGTTCCAGCAGGGCGGCACCGTGTACCGCAAGGGCGGCGTGCGGGTCGAGTCGACCAACTCCCACGACACCGACTTCACCAGCAACCTGGTGACCGTCCGTGCCGAGGAGCGGGTCGCGCTGGCGGTGCGCCGCCCGTCCGCGTTCGTCGTCGTCACCCTGTCGGACGACGCGCCGGATGAGGGCTGACCGTCCCAACCCTGACGCTGTGGCCGGGCGGCTACCCCTGCCCGGCCACAGCGCCACACGGAAGGAGGTACCACCATGGCACTCAACGAGTACCGGCTCCCGAACGGCCTCACCTACCTCCTGGATGAGGCCGATGCGGAACGCCTGGGTGCCGTCCCGGTGGCGGGCAAGGCTGCCCCGGCCCCGCGGAACAAGGCGCGCACGCCGCGCACCAAGGCGGTCAAGGAATGACCCAGCCCATCCCCGAGGTGCCGCCGTTCCCGGAGCTGCTGACGGCCGCAGAGTTCAGCGCGGGCACGCGCGGCAAGATCGCCGCCGACGACCCGCGGCTGCCGCTGCTCCTGGCAGGCGCGACGGCTGGCGTGCGCCGCTATTGCCGCTGGCACATCGCGCCCGTCGTGGAGCAGACGTTCCGGCTGGACGGGCCGGGCGGCACCGTCCTGGCGCTGCCCACCATGCACCTCGTGGAGGTGCTCTCCCTCACCGAGCGCGGCACCGCGCTGGTCGAGGACACAGACTTCGAGTGGTCCGAGGTGGGCAGCGTTGCCCGCCTGGGCCGGGCGCGGTGGACCGAGCGGTACCGCGCCATCATCGCCACCATCCGGCACGGCTACGAGACGGCCGACGACGTGCGGCAGATCATCCAGCAGGTGGTCGCCAACGCGCTGGCCTCGCCGTTGGGAGCGACCACCGAAAGCGCCGGTGGCGTGGCCGTCACGTGGGCGCAGACCGCGCCCGGCGTCGCTGGCGGCATGAGCCTTCTGGAGCGCGATCTGGCGGTCCTGAACACCTACCGATTGGGGCCGGAAGCATGACGTACCGGGTGGGCATTGTGTGCGCCGACCTGCACGACGGCGAGGAGTTCGCAGCCGCGCAGCCGCCGGAGTGGAAGGTGTACCTGCTGCCGGTGCGCAGCCCTGCGCGCGCCCGCGGCCTGTCGCTGGACGCGCTGCTGGTGACGGCAGGCGCGTTCCAGTCGAGGCGGCTGCCCAACGTGCTCCAGCACGCCCTCATCTGCCTTGCAGCGCCGCGGGGGTGATGGCTGTGCTGCCCAGCTTCGCCGATCTGCCCGCCACCATCATCCATCCGGCCACCGTGCTGGACGCCCGGCAGAACGAGGTCTACGACTACGACCACCCGGTGCGGACGGTGCCGCTGGTGGGCTGGCGCAACCCGGCGGGCACGGCCAAGACCCAAGGCGGCGAGGACGTGTCCGAGGACCGCTGGCTGCTGTTCCTGCCCGAGGGTGCCGATGTCACCGAGTCGTGCGCGGTGGACGTGGCTGGGGGCCGCTGGCTGGTGGAAGGCACCCCGCAGGCGTGGTCCAGCCCCACCGGCGCGCTGTCACACGTGCAGGTAACCCTCACCCGCTACCAACCCGAGGAGGGGTGATGGCGAAGGTACGCATCGAGTTCAACGACGAAGGGTTCCGCAAGCTGCGGTTCCTGCCCGCGGGCGCGGCCGACGGGCTGCGGCGCGGGCAAGCCATCGCGGACGCGGCCGGTGAGGGCGTGGACGCGCAGCTGGTGCAGGGCCGCGACCGGTGGCGCGTCATCGTGCAGACGAACACCGATGAGGCGATGCGCGCCGAAGCCGAGGACAAGACGCTGACGGCAGCGGTTGGGGCTGGCCGTGGCTGAGTTGGTTGTGCCGGTGGACGCCGAGGCGCTGGCGGTGCGGCACCTGGCCACCAAGCTGGCGGACGTCCGCGGGTTCCGCCGTGGCGCACCCAAGGGCCGACAGTTGCAGGTGCGCGGCACCGGCGGCACGGCCCGCGATCTGGCGGTGTACCGCCACCAGCTGACGCTCACGGCGTGGGGCCGCAGCAACGACGACGAGGAAGCCGCGCAGCGCCTCGCCGCCGAAGCGCTGGCGTGGTTGCAGCTGGCTGAGCGGGAGGGCTGGCTGGCCGGGGTGCCGTTCAGCAACCTCGCCGTCTACTCCCTGCCGTACGCCGACCCGGACCCCACCACGGGCCGCGCCCGCTACTCGTTCACCGTCGCCGCCGATCTGCGCGGCGACGTTTACACGGCCTGAAATCGCAGGCCCCAAGGACGCCGCGCTACCGCGGCACGGCCAAGCCCAACCCGGTCAGGCCGCAGCAGAAATCCACCATGAAAGGAGACCGACATGCCTGTTGACGCTCAACGGATTCTGTCGGGTGCGCCTGACCAGCTGACCACGGGCGCAATCTTGTCGGCACCAATGGCCACCGCGGTGCCGGACGACGAGGACGTGTACGCCGGTGACTTCTCCGGCTTCGCCTCGTCGGGCTACGTGTCCGAGGACGGCCTGGCGCTCAGCCTGTCCAAGTCGTTCGAGACCATCAAGGACTGGTCGGGCGCGATCGTCAAGCGCATCCTGTCCGAGTTCGATGGCACCATCAAGTACACCCACCTGGAGCTGTCCGAGTTCAGCCTGAAGGACACCTTCGGCGACGCGAACGTGGCCGTCACCGCCGCCACCGAGAGCCACGGCACCCAGTTCAAGGTCAGCATCGGCGCAGTCGATCTGCCGACCAAGAGGTACGCCTTCAAGATGAAGGACGGCCTGGCCAAGGTGGTCATCGTCGTCCCGGCCGGTACGCCCACCGAGGTGGACGAAATCCCGTTCAAGAAGACCGACGCCATCAAGCTCGGCATCACGCTGGGCTGCCAGCCCGACGCCGCCGGGAACGTGCTGTACCTGTACCTCGATGACGGCGTGGTCGCCGTCGCTGGCCCCTGAGCCACCTGAGCGCCTGCCGGGCGGGATGCAGGGCCTCGCGCCCGCCCGGCAGGCCCCACGACGCACCCTCAGAGGCCCACCCAACCCAACAACCTGGAGGCCCACTCATGTCCGACATCCTCGACCTCGAAGTCGAAGTCAGCGCACCATTCAAGTTCCGCATCCCTGGCGCGCGGAAGGTGTGGCAGCTGCCCCACATGGACGATCTGCCGCTCGGTATCCGCGACAGCATCGGCAAGGCCAGCAAGCCGATTGCCGACGCCCACAACGCCAAGCGCAAGCCCACCACCGCCGAGTTGCAGGCGTTGGGCGAGGCGCAGCTGAAGCTCCTGGACACCTACTGCCCCGGCCTGCGCGACACCGCATCGTCCAAGGCGCTGGCCGTCATCCTGTCCGCCTGGGCCAAGCACTCGGGCATCGACCTGGGGGAATCGGAAGCCTCTGCGTCCTGATCGCCGACCACGCAGAGGCCGTCGAGTACGAACTGATGCGGGTGGGCTGCCGCCTGCGGTGGCTGGGGACCGGCCGCACCACCTGGTCTGATGTGCGGGCCGTGGTGCACAGCGCCGGTCCCGACTCGGCAATCGCCCGCGCCATCCGCGGGCACGACTGGACCCAGCACACCTACTTCCTGGCCGACCTGATCGACCTGCTCGCGCAAGCGAACTGGCAGCGGCAGGGCAAGCGGAACGCGACCCGGCCCAAGCCGGTGGAGCGGCCCGGCAGCAAGGAGGTCCAGCGCATCGGCAAGGACCCCATCCCCATCAGCGAGTTCGACGCCTGGTGGGACTCCCACTGACCTGAACGGGGGTGGTTGCCGTGTCCGCTGACGCCATCGAACTGGCAACCGCCTACGTGCAGGTGGTCCCCAGCCTGGCAGGATCGCAAGGCAAGCTCGCCGAAGAGCTCATCGGTGAGGCCAGCACCGCGGGCGACAAGGCAGGGCAGGCCACCGGCGGCAAGTTCCAGCAGGCGATGGCGAAGGTGCCGTGGGGCAAGATCGCCGCCGGTGCCGGTGCGGCCGTCGTCGGCGGCTTCGTCGGCCTCTACAAGATCGGCGAGACCTTCGATGAGGTCACCGACACCATCCGGGTCGGCACCGGCGCGACTGGTGCCGCCCTGGATGGGCTGGTCGATGTCGCCAAGAGCGTCGGCAAGAACGTGCCCGCCGAGTTCAGCGCCATCGGCCCCGTGGTGGCCGATCTGAACACCCGCCTGGGCCTGTCGGGCGACACCCTGGAAACCGTCGCCTCGCAATACCTGGAGGCCGGGCGCATCCTCGGCAAGGAAGTGGACGTCCAGAAGACCACCGCGGCGTTCAGCGCCTTCGGCATCGAGGGTGCGGCGGTGGAGGGCGCGATGGACGCCCTGTTCCGCACCTCTCAGGCCACCGGCGTCGGCATGAACGAACTCGCCGCCACCGTCAAGAACGCCGCCCCGGCAGCCAAGGCCCTCGGGTTCGGGTTCGCGGACACCGCAGCGATGATCGGCGTGATGGACAAGGCGGGCCTGGACGCCAACCGAATGACCGCGGCCCTGTCCAAGGGCATCGTGACCCTGGCCAAGGACGGCGAGGCACCCTCCGAAGCGTTCCGCCGTGTCGTCGGCGAAATCGAGGGCTTCATCGCCACCGGCGACGAGGCCGCAGCCCTCAACCTCGCCTCCAAGGTGTTCGGCACCCGCGGCGCAACCCAGTTCGTGGACGCGCTGAAGTCCGGCAAGCTCAACCTCAACGATCTACAGGGCGCGATGGGTGCCACCGGCGACACCATCCTGGCCGCAGGCGAGGACACCGCCGACTTCGCCGAGAAGTGGCAGCTGGTGCAGAACAACGCCCAGCTGGCCCTCGAACCGCTGGCCACCACCGTCTTCACCGCCCTGGGCGACGCCCTGTCGGCAGCCATGCCCTACCTTCAGGACTTCGGCTCCTGGCTGGCTGAGAACCAGTGGGTGCTAGGCGTCGTCGCGGGCGTCATCGGCACCACCCTGGTGGGCGCGTTCTTCGCCTGGGCCGCGAGCATCTGGGCAGCGAACGCCGCCCTGCTGGCCAACCCCATCACCTGGATTGTGCTGGCCGTGATCGCCCTCATCGCCGCCATCGTCGCCCTGGCCATGAACTGGGACTCGGTGGTCGCCTGGGTGTCCGACGTGTGGGGCGGCTTCGTGGACTGGCTGGGCCAGACCTGGGACGCCATCGTCGCCGCAGTCACCGGCTTCGGCGAGCAGGTGAGTTCGTTCCTGGCTGGCCTGTGGGACAGCATCGTGAACACCGCCGTAGGGCTGTGGGACGGCCTGGTCGCGTTCTTCGCCGAGTGGGGGCCGCGCATCCTCATCGCCCTCGGTGGCCCCATCGTGTGGCTGGTGGCGTGGCTGGCGTCGAACTGGGAGCAGATCAGCGCCACCGCCCGCGGCATCTGGGACAAGATCGTCGGCTTCGTCACCGGCATCCCGAACCGCCTTCTGTCCGGCCTCGCCGCCCTTGGCCAGCTGGGCGGCAAGGCAGCAGCCTGGTTCCTGGGCGTGCTGACCGCCGCCAAGGACAAGCTCGGCCAGACCGTCGACTGGGTGAAGGGCATCCCGAACCGCATCGTGTCGGCCCTCGGCAACCTCGCCAACCTGCTCGTCAACTCGGGCAAGAACCTCATCAACGGGTTCCTGAAGGGCATCAAGAACGCCTGGTCGGGCCTCACCAGCTGGGTGAAGGACGGCATGGCCAACCTGCGCGGACTGTGGCCGTTCTCGCCCGCCAAGTGGGGGCCATTCGCGGGCCACGGGTACGTCACGTACTCCGGCGAGGCAATGACCGCGGACTTTGCCGCGTCCATCGCCCAAGGCACCGACGCAGTGCACCGGGCGGCGCTGGGAATGATGGACGCCGCCGCTGTGCCTGCCCCGGCGCTGACCGCCGATGTGCCGGGCGGCACCGCCGCCGCGGGCATCACGGTGCAAGGCCCGCTCGTCCACGTCGATCGCATGGAGGTACGCAGCGACAGCGACATCCGGAAGGTGTCGCAGGCACTCCAAGAGGGCATCGAGGGCAAGCTGCGCGCCCTGGGTGGCGGACTCAACCTGGCGGGTGGTGTGGCCTGATGTTCCAGTACGGAGAGTTCAACACCAGCGACGTGGATGGCCTGGAGGCCGTGTTGCAGTCGTGGCCGGGCCTGCCCGGTCTCGCTATCGAGACCGTGGAGGTGCCGGGCCAAGACGGCGCGTTCTACGCCGCGGGCAGGCTGGGCCAAGGCGGCTTCGGCTTCGACCTCACCATCACCAGCGACACCCCCGCCGGGGCGCTGTCGCTGGCCTCCGGGGTAGCGGAGGCGTGCGCCCCCAGCCACGGCCTGCAACCCCTCGCCCTCGACCTCGCTCCCGGCTGGGTGTGGTACGCCGCCGCAGCTGCCGAGTTGAAGTGGGCGCGGGGCCTGTGGGTGCCGGGAGCGCAGTGCACGTTGAAAGCCCCGCTCACCTTCCAGTGCCCCGACCCGTACGGGTATGCGGTGCCCGATGAGACGGCCAGCGGCACCACCACCGCCACCATCGACCGCACCCGCGGCAACGTCACCTCCTGGCCACGTATCGAGGTGCAGGGCACCTTCACCGCCGTGCACCTCGACGTGGGCGGTGACGGGCTGGACGTGGAGGTGGCGGTGGCTGCCGGTGAGCGGCTCGTCCTGGACTACGCCGACATGGACTTCGCCGTCTGGGATGCGGCGGGCACCAGCAAGCTACGGCACGCCACCAAGGGCATGAGCCATTACGACCGCCTCGCCCTGCCCCTGGGCGAAACCGTGGTGACGGCCACCCCCACCGGCGGCACCGTCACCGCGCTGGCCATCAAAGCGAACAGCAGGAGGGCATAGGCATGGCGGTGGGCGACACCCTGGCGCGCTGGGACAGCCGCCTGGACTGGGCGGGTGAGTGGCCAGCCGATGGCGCGGTGCTGCTGCAACGCTTCGAGGCGCTGAACGAGCCCTCTGGCTCGACCCGCACCATGCCGGACGCGGCGGACCCGGAGGCAACCTGGACGATCCGCAACTACGCCAACACGGCCGCGCTGTCGGCGGGCCGGTGGGGCAACAACCTGCGGTGCAACACCAGCGCCCCGGCCACCGAGCAGACCAGCCTCACCGTGCCCCACTTCGCGGGCCTGTGGCCCAGCGGCGGCAAGCTGCTGTTCAAGGTGTGGGCCGCGCTCTCGTACGCGATGTCGTTCACCCCCATCATCTCTACCCGCAACACCAGCGGGAAGACGCCGCTGGTGTACCTGTCCACCCTCAGCGACGGCAGGCCGCGGGCCATGGTGTACAACGCGGCCGGGGCGGCGGTGCTGGACCAGTCGGAGACGCTGCCGTGGACGCCCACGGCGGGCGAGTGGGTGTGCTTCCTGTGGCTGGTCGATATGGACGCCCGCACGTCGCAGCTGGCCGTCGTCAAGCGCGACACCGGCGCCTCCTTCGTTGGCCCGGTCCGCAACCTCTCGGGTACGCCCAACGCGGCGTGCACCGCGGACTTCGAGGCGTTGACGTTGACGCCGACCGCCGCCTACTGGGCAGGCGGGTTCGTAGACGAAATCGGCTACTGGCAGCCCACCAGCGCCGACATGGCCAGCCTGGTCGCGCAGGTGCGGCGGGCGCTGCCCGCCCGCGGCCACGACAGCAGCGACGGCACGAACCTGACGGTCACCGATGATGGCGTGGAGGCCACCGGCGCGGCCACCCTGTACACCGGCGCGCAGCCCGTGACGTGGGTGTACCGGCCAGCCGTAGAGGTTGAGCCGGCTGCCCTGGCCTCGGTGCCGCTGGCGCGGTTGTCCACCGATGACGGCGCAACCTGGGGCGCGGCCACCGCACCCGGCGCGCTGCCGCTGGACTTCGACGGCCTCGTCCGCTGGCAGGTGCCCCTCTTCGCCGACGAGACGGTCACCGCCATCGCCGTCAAGGAGCAGGCCCCGCCACCCGAACTCGACCCCATCACCGACATCACGCTGGGCCAGAACGGCACCAGCAGCATCGAGGTCACCGGCACCTGGACGGGCACGCCCGTCTTCACCGTCACCGCGCCCGAGCCGGTGACCATCACCCTGGACGGCACCACCCTGACCGTCGTGTCCGGCTGGGCCATCGGCGACTACACCGTGGCCTTGACCGTCACCGACGACAGCGGGCTGGCAAGCGAACCGGCCGTGTTCGTCGTGCACGTCACCCCACCCGGCTACGAGCCTGCACCGAACCCGGTGTATGCGCGGGCACCCCTCATCGTGCACAACGACGCGGGCGAGCGGGACGTGGTGATCGCTGACCCCACCCTGGCCCGCATCCTGCACGAGGTGAACGGCGAGCAATACCTGAAGCTCGCCCTGCCCGCCGGGCACCCCAAGGCCAGCGCCCTGGTGGTCGAGCGGGCCGTGGAGGCCGCGGGCGAGCTGTACCGCATCCGCCGCATCACCTCCTACCGCGACGGCCGGGTGCCGATGATCGAGGTGTACGCCGAGGCCCGCTTCTACGATCTGGGCACAGCCGGGCAGGTTCCGGCCACCGAGTGGGCCGGGGCGCAGGCCGGGACCGAGATGGCGGCGGTGCTGGCCGATACCGGCTGGACGGTCGGGGTCGTCAACGTCTCCACGGTGCGCACTTGGTCCATGCAGGAGGGGTCGCCGCTGGCTTGCCTGCGCGCCATCGCACAGGTGCACGGCGGTGACCTGACCTTCGACAACACCAACCGGACCGTCAGCCTGCTCACGTTCAGCGGCAAGGACAGCGGCCTGACGTTCTTCTACGGCCGCGGGGTTTCCGGTGCCCGCCGCATCGAGGACACCACCACCCTGGTCACCCGCATCATTCCCCGCAACGCCGAGGGCGTCGGCATCGAGGCCATCAACGACGGCGTGCCGTGGCTGGAGGACTACACCTTCACCGCCGAGGTGAAGACGGCCGTCTACGACTTCGCGTCCGGGACCAACCCGTACACCATGCTCGCCATGGCCCAGGCGGCCCTCGGCAAGCGTGCCCGGCCCGCCTACAGCTACGAGGTGGATGTCATCGACCTCAGCGTGTGGTCCGGCCAAGCCCTCGACCGGTTCTCCGCGGGCGATCAGGTGACGGTGGTCGATGCCGAGTTGGGCATCGACGTGGCCAACCGGATCGTCCGCCTGGAGTACGACATGGTGCGGCCCTGGGCCAGCGCCATCACGCTATCGGAGACGCTGCGCGAGTTGGGCAGCAGCGATACCGCCCAAGACGCCGCGGTGCTGACCACCGGGGCGAGCATTGACACCCGCGATCTGGTGCCGTTCAACCTGCTGCTGAATGCGCGCTTCGACAACGGGTTGGCGCACTGGGCCGCGGCTGGCGCAACCGTCGCCGCCGGTGGCGTGACGGGCGGTAACCACGTCGAGTTCGCTGGTGGCGGCACCCGCTGGGTGGAGCAGACGGTCGCCCCGGACACCCGCGACGTTTACACGGTGTCGATGCAGCTGGCCACGGCCGGTTACCCCACCGGCGTGGCACCCACCGTCGAAGTGATTGCCGAAATCGTGTACGACGACGCCAGCACCGAGACCATCGTGCAACAGGTGACCTGATGAACGGCCAGCACAAGGCCGTCCACCTGCGCCCCGAGGAAGCGGCCAGCAAGCGCATCGTCACCCTCCGCCTCCGGGTGCAGGTGACCAACCCGGACGGGCCTGGCACCACCAGCCTGGCCGATGTGCTGGTGCAGGCCGGTGGCATCGCCTCCGGCTGGGTGCCCCACGTCACCGAGATGCCGTGGACGGCAGGGGTCGTCGGTGGATAGCCCCGTGCGCCTGTTCGGCAAGCTGTACCCGCAGCACAGCTCGGGCAAGCGCGTCGAGTCGCTGCGGCTCCGTATTCAGGCCGTCGTGCCCGGCGGTGCCACCGTGCAGGTGACGGACGTTCAACTGCAACCCGGCAGCTTCATCACCGGCTGGACGCTGCACAGCGCTGACCTGGGCCTGGAGGCGGTCGGCGGCTGGGAGTTGCGCAACGGCATCATGCGCGGCCCGCAGACCATGGTCATCACCTCCGACACCGAGCAAGCCTCACCGCTGCGCGTCGATGCGCAACCGCTGAACGGTGCCGCCGCCGTGCGCGTGGGCCGCTACCTGTTCGGCACCATCGCCGACGCCGCGCGCGTGGACGGCCTGGGCCACACCGCCAGCCAAGGTGCTGGCCTGCCGCCGTACCTGACGGCCCGCGCCGACGTGGACGTGCCCATCGACCAGCCCGCGACAACCCGCAGCCGCGTACTGGTCTGGCTGCGCGGCATCACCCAAGTCACCGACGACACGGTGGCCACCGAGACCGACGAACCGGAGGAACCCATCGACCCCGGCACCGAACCGGAACCCGAGGACGAGCCGGGCACCCCCGACCCCAACGACCCACCCGACGACGACGAGGACGAGGAGGAACCGTGACCGGCGGCGCTTGGGTGTGGGTCGGCCTCACCTGGACCGACCGGGTGCGGCTGGTGCTGGACCGCTACGGCGACCGGCTCACCGACGTGTCAATCTTCGGGTGGCGCGTGAACGCCGCCGGGGCGTTGACCCAGATCTTCAACCCCGCGCTCCTAGATGCCTACCGCGCCAAGTGGCCGCACCTGCGGTTCTGGCTGTGCGTGATGAACGATGGCAACGAGGCGGTGTTCACCGCCCTCCGCAACAACCCCACCGCCCGCGCCGCGCTCATCGCCAACATCGAGGGGCTGCTGGACACGTACCCGTGGGCCTACGGCATCGACATCGACCTGGAGCGCGGCGGCGCGTACAGCAACGCCACCGCCGCCGAAGCCCTGTTCACCGAGCTGGCCGACGCCGTGCATGGCAAGGGCCGCAAGATCAATGCCGATCTGCCCGGCATGACCTCACTCAACGGAAGCGTCGGCGACGAGAACTGGTGCCGCTACCAGCAACTCGGCACGATCCTCGACCACATCTGCATCATGTCGTACGGCATGGCGTGGGCAGGTAGCGCCCCCGGCCCCGTCAGCCCCCGCGACTGGCTCGAAGGCATCTACCGCTACGCCACCAGCGTGGTCGACCCCGCGAAGCTCTCCATCGGCCTACCCGCCTACGGCTTCGCCTGGCGCATCCACGACTACCCGCCGTTCCCCACCATCACCAGCGGCTACCGCGCCTCCACCGCCACCTACTACGGGGCGCGGCTGTGGCTGGACGGCACCTGGGTGCACGACCCGGCCCCACAGCCACACATCCCCTGGCTCGCCTACCGCGACCCGTACGAGCACGCCCCGTTCGCGTTGCCACACGTCTACGACTGGTGCGAGGCCACCGACTACAACGCGGGCAGCGCCAAGGGCATCGCCTCAGGAACCTTCAACGGCAGGCCGTACACCACCCGCTACGGCCCAGCCAGCGGCAGCCCGCTGTGGAGCGTGGCGGACGCCACCGACCGCGCCGCCGGGGCCGTTTACACGCTGGGACCGCGGCAGTTCCGCGACCGCGACGGCGAGTGGGTAGGCCCCAACAACGGCCTCACCCTCACCCTGGAAGCGCTGAAGCGGCCACCCGAGTCCGCGGTCATCTGGGACGACGACTTCCGCACCGCGGGCATCGTCGCCACCTCCTACTACCAGCGCAGCGGCACGTGGACGCAGCACCCCGCCAGTAACCCCGACCGGAAGTACGCCCAAGCTCGCGTCGGCAGCGGTGGCGGCACCCTCGATCTCAACCACGACTTCGGGAAGAAGGCACTGCACGTCCAAGCGCGCCTCCAGCTGCCCGCCGCCGGGCGCGCAGGCGTCCACATCGGAACCATCCGAGCCGAGGTGTCCAACACCGGCAGCCTGCGCATCACCAACGGCTCCACCGTCCTCGCCAGCACCACCGTCACAGCCCCCGGCACCAGCACCACGCCCGGCACCGGCACCTTCGTGGTCGGCCTCCGCATCCGCGGCACCAAGGCCCGCGCCTACTACAGCGCCAGCGAGACCAGTGTGCCGCTGCGCCTGCAAGCCACCATCCCCAGCACCGCGAAGAACGGCAGCGTCGGGCTGTGGGCCAACCGCGCCGCATGGTGCGACCACCTGCGCGTCGGCGACGGCTGGTGGTACCAGCCCCGCGAAGCCTTCACCGTCAGGCTGGGCGACGACGCATGGACGGTCGGCCGCATCCCGCGCAGCGGCGTGACGTGGAACCTGAAGAAGAACGTGTTCCGGCCCACCACAGACGTAGAGGAGTACGAGACCCGGACCCGCGACATCCCGCTGGACTGGGACTTCGACCACCTGCCCAACATACCCATCGCACTGGGCGAGACCCGCCAACTCACCATCCGGCCCCTCGACGTGGGCACGTGGCTGGGCCGCGTGTTCCTGTGCGACTCCGAAGGGGCGTCGGTGCTGTGGTACGCCGACGCCGAATCAACGGCCTACTGGGCCGACCGCGCCCGCTACGAGTGGGGCCTCGACGGCTTCGCGCTCTGGAGCCTCGGCCAAGAAGACGTCCGCCTGTGGGAGAGGACCGCAGGCGGCGAACTGCCGCAATCAGCGGCGGTGTAACCAACAAAGGGAAGGAGCCAGCAATGGCACCACGACCAAGCAAGAAGCTCGACACCGACGGAGTCTGGGGCGCGAAGTCCCAGGCGATGCTCGACTACGTGGTCGGGATCAGTGCCACGGGTTGGAGCGGCACCGTTTCCGGCAGCTTCGACAAGGCGTACAAGAAGATGGCCGGGATGGCCCGACTGGGCCTCCAGAACTACCTCAACCGCTTCCGTCCGACCTGGCAGTACGTCTACCTCGGCAGCATCTGGGGCATCGAGTCGATGGCCAAGCTGGACGTGGATGGCGTTTGGGGTTCCGCCACCTCGAACGCGCTGACCAACTTCATCTGCCGTTGCCTCGGCTGTAAGTACAGCTCGGGCGGCAAGACCGGCACCAACATGGCTGGTGGCTGGGGCGGCGTGTCTGGATTCTCAGTCAGCTACATCTACGAGACTGCGTCGATCAAGGACGTTCAGAAGTTCCTGAACGCAGCATACGAGGGCAAGAAGCTGAACCCGCACCCCGAGCACGCCAACTACGGCGACTCGCTGGTCCCGCCCCGCTGGACGTAGCAGCCCGAAGGCGGCGGCGCTAGCGGCCGAGGCAATCTAGCGCCGCCGCCCTGGCTGACTGGCTGGTGGGCAAGTCCGTCCAGCCGTCCGCAACCTCGGTGAACCATACGGTTCCGTTCGAGCGTTCCTGACTGACGAACGTTGCACGATCGCGCTCCGGGTTGAGGTTCGCGCCGGTCCCGTAGCCCTCATCTTTGGCCCCGCTGATCTTCACCGCAATGACGAAGTGCTCGCGCCCGGCGTCAACCATCGCGCTCTTGGTGATTCGTCCATCCCAGTAGACGCCGACGAGATCGGCAGCTCGCTTGAGGTTGTCGGCGTCCACCTCGCGGCACGTCGGATCGAGCACAGGCTCGGCGGGGACTTGCTCCGAGGGATCAAGCGGCACCACCGACGATGGCACCGATGCGACCGGCGGGGTGGGCGGCTCGTCCGAGGTGAGTGGGATGGAGCACCCCGTGAGCAGGAGTGTGGCGGCAGCAGCCAGCCCAAGGAAAGCACGTGGCCCGGTCATGCCATCCAGCGTAACGAGAGACTCCCAACCCCCGCGAGGAGAGCAATGGAAACCATCCCCGCCGTCATCACTGGCGGCGCAGCCATCATCGTGGCCGTGGTAGGCGTCTTCGGCGTCCTGTATGGCCATCTGTCGCAACGCCTGTCAACGCTGGAGGACGACTTGGCCGCGTCGAGGGCGTACAGCCGCGAGTTGTGGGCGTACTGCCGCGGGCTGCTCGACCTGTACTACCGGCATCGCCGCGAGGGGGCACCCGACCCCGAGCGGCTGCCCGACGAACCCACGACCTGACGGTCAACCAACCAAGCCCCGGCCACTCCCGGCCGGGGCTTTCACATGCACCAAGGAGGCCCATCATGGGAGCACTGGACTACGACTACCGGCGCAACGACTGGGGAGCGCGTTCAGCGAAGGGCGTCACCAAGCTGGTGGCGTCGAAGGTGACCCGCATCTTCAACCACTGGCCCGGCAGCAAGGGAACCATCGGCACCAGCAAGAGCACCATCGTGAAGTACCTGCGCGGCTGGCAGGACTATCACATGGACGGCCGTGGGTGGACCGACATCGCGTACAGCATCGCGGTCGATCAGAACGGCAAGCTGTGGGAGTTGCGCGGCCTGGATCGGGCCGATGGTGCGACCGCGAATCAGGGCGGCAAGAGCGTCAGCGTGCTGGCCGTCCTGGGCACCAAGGAGAAGCCGAGCGCCAAGATGCTGGCCCGGTTGCGGGCCGTCAACAAGGCCCTCGTCGCCAAGTTCCCGAACGCGTCGGTGGGCTGGCACGCGCAGGTGAAGTCCACCGACTGCCCTGGCCCGGACCTCATCAAGTGGTTCAAGGCCGGTATGCCGGTGACCGAGGAGGCGGACCCGCTGATCATGTTCGTCGCCGGGTCGGCCAACACCGCCGACGACAAGCTGCACGCCAAGTACAAGCGCCGCCTCGATGTGGCCCTCGGGCTACTCCGGAAGGACGCAACGTTGAAGGTGGTGGTCACCGGCGGCGTCAAGGCCGGGCACAAGAAGTCCGAGGCGGCGAACGCGAAGGAGTACCTCGTCGCGCAGGGCATCCCCGCCTCCCGCATCATCGAGGAGTCCAAGTCCGGCTCCACCAACGGGAACTTCACCTACGGGCTGCCCCTTGCGGCCAAGGCTGGCGCTACCTCCGTCGCGGTCGTGTCGGACTTCAGCCACCTCCGCCGATGCCTCGCGTTCTTCTACGCCGCGAACAAGAAGCTGGGCCTGGGCCTGCGCATCGGTGCAGTCGGCTCCTACAAGGACGCCGAGGTGCAGGACGCGACCGTCGCGCAGACGGTGGAGCAGAGCCGCGCCGTCTGGCCCGGCATGACCTACACCATCGTCGAGCAGCTGGACGAGCAGTGGGGCATCACCGCCAAGCCGCCCAGCCCGCCCGCCCCTGGGGGCGCACCCGCGTTCCCGCTCCCGGCCGGGTACTGGTTCGGCCCCAAGGCGGGCGGCGCTCGGTCCGTCAGCGGCTACTACAACCGCTCGTTCGGTGGCAAGACCGACCGGGCATGGCTGAAGCAGTGGCAGACGCAGGCGAAGAAGGCGGGCCTGTACAAGGGCGGCATCGACGGCCTGTACGGGCCGCTGACCGCTGCCGCAGCCAAGGCCGTGCAGCGCAAGGCGGGACTGTCCGTCGATGGGCTGATCGGCGCGAAGACGTGGCCCGCTACGTGGGCCATCTGACCAACCAACGAAGGAGAACATTATGAACCTGACCTTGCTCGCCACCCCGCTGGTGGTGCTGGCACTCGTCAACCTCGGCAAGTCGCTGGGCGTCACCGGCCGCTGGTCGGCGCTGCTGGCCGTGCTGCTGGGCGTTGCCCTGGCGGTGGCCGACTACGTGTTCCTGGGCGACGGCACCATCGCCGCCGCTGGCGTTTACACGGCGTGCGCCACCGGCCTCATCCTCGGCCTCACGGCCGCGGGCCTCTACGACGTGGCCGACAAGATCGGCGGCACCACCTCGGGCACCCGGTACGTCGAACGAGGCGCTGACGGCGATGTCGTGGCGGGCGCTGCTGACGAACTGTGACCGCTCCGTGGTACTGCCGCCGGTGCGGCAGCCTGATGTACGTGGTGGCCAGAGGCCTCTACCGCTGCCCTCGGTGTGAGCGGGTACAGCGGGCCTGACGGCCAGCACTGACGCCAAGCGCCCCACCCTCAACGCGAGGGTGGGGCGCTTGCGGCGTCTCAGGCGGCGGGCACCGCGGCGGCGGGGACGGCCCACCCCTTGCCGACCTTGACGGCCGGGAGCGAGCCGGACTCGATGCGCTGGAGGATGGCCTGCCGGGTGACGCCCAGCCGGGTGGCCACGTCCGTGACGCTGAGCAGTTCGGGCACCCGCGGGATGCCGACGCGCCGGTCCCACAACTCGGTCGGCACAACTTCAAGGCCCAACGGCCGCAAGGGCGCGAACAGGGCGCGGGCGGTGCTGATCGCCTGGTCCAGCCCCTCGGCGGGCAGGGTGATGACGACGTGGGCCTCACCGGTGGCATCGCCACCGATGGCCGGGTGATAGTCGATCAGGGCGTCAAGGACGGCGTCGATGTCGCTCTCACTCATGCGCGCGTAGTGGCGGGTGAGGGTCGCGGTGGCGTTGTAGTTCATGTTCTCTCCTGTAGGGCGGCGGGTTATGGTGGGTCGGGGTGGGGCGCAGTAGCTTTGCGCCCCACCCCTTGCCGGTCTACACCGGCCAGCGGAAGCCAGCCCGCTTCGCGTCGGCGATGCCGTTCGCAAGCGCGCGGTGGTCGCTCGCCGTCCCCGCGAACGTCGCTACCCGCTGGCCATCCTTCGTGACGAAGTAGTGGCCGCGCCGGGTGCGCCGCACGGTGAAGTCCTGAGCTTCCAGTGCCTTGAGCACCTCCCGCAGTTCCCTATTCATTGTTACACCCCCTTTCCTCGTTGGCAAGGTCTACGTTACCGCAGACCTTGCCATTTAGCAAGGTGGTCGAGGGTGGAAATCAAGGGAATCTCAGGACTTGCCCTCCCGCTCCTTGGCCAGCGCCTCCCGGCACTCACGCCACGCGCCCGGCCCCGGCCGCGCCGCCAGATACGCCAGCACCGCATCCGCATCCCACATCGGCGTTCGCTTGTCCGGCCCCGGCAGCTTCATATCGAGGCCGCGGTCACGGGCACGCTTCATCGCGCTGCGGAACGCACCCACCGAGATGCCCGCCAGCGTCGCCGCTTCCCTCGTGGTGATCGGCCGAATCATGCCGCGCAGTGTACCCATCACTTCCTCCCTACCTCTCGATGTGGCGGTTGCCGGTGGCCATCACCAGATCAGGCACCTGGGCCAGCACCGACATCCTCGTGGACAGGCCCCACACGGCCAGCAGGGGCAGCACCAGCGCCAAGTCACGCGGCGTCTGGAACGATGCGCCGCAGGAGCACGTCCAGCCGGTTGCCGTCACCTCCATGGTGTGATGGCCGCAGCGGTGCGTTCCCGGCCGGTTCGGCTGGGCGCACCAGTAGCACAGATCGAGGGAGCCGAAGCGGTGGAAATCGGCTGGACGGGCGTACTGCCCGCCCCAGCCGCACAGGTCGCACATGGCGACAGTGGTCTGAATCCTCATGGTGGTCTCTCCTTCGGTTGGGGACGGTGCGGGCCTCTGGCAGCCCTCCAGCAACGAGGCCCGCACCTGGTCTTGACTTACTCGAACAGTTGTTCGATTCTGTGGTGGTGGCTGAGGAACGTCTCTACCGGGCACCAAGCAACAGCGTCCGCCCGCCTGGGCGCGACCGCTCGGGCTATGCAGGGCTGGGCCGGCTCGTGGTGGCGCGGCTGGTCTGGCCCGGCGGTGCCGTGGCCGTCCCGGCCCGTCTGCTGTGGGTGGACGGCGACGCGGTACACATCGAATGGGATTCCCGCGGCACCCTGCGGCAGTCCTGGATACCGCGGCACGACGTGGGCTTCCGGCTGACGCTCGCGCCGGACGCCCGGCCCCAGCCCAGCCCGTAGCGCCACGGCCCGCCGCCCGTTCACGCCCGCTCCAACGGGCGATTGTGGGTCGGGCACAGGGGCGCTCCCGCGCTGTCGAGCCACTTGGACGACACCCGGCACAGGTAGCCACATTCCTGGCAGACCACCTTCAACATGCGGGCGGTCTGCTTCGGGCGCGGGGGCGCGACGGGCACGCCGCCACCGGGGCCACCGCCGATCACGATGACGCCATCGCCGGGGTTCAGTGCCGCGTGCGGCAGCGGGCCGAGGAACGCGGCCAGATCGGTCAACGTGGCGGCAAGCTCCGGCCCGGCCACCGTGGCCGTCATCCTGCCCGTCAGGCCCAGCGCGACCGCAACAGCCCGGAACTCCTTGCCGTGGCCGGAGTGGCCGGTGGCGTAGTTGGTGGCGTGCACCAGTTCGTGCGCCAGCACATCGAGGATGCGCACCGGGTCGTCAAGGCGCGGGCTGATGAACACCTGGGCGACCCCATCGGCGCTCGCCTCGGGCTTCCAGCACTCGCCGATGACCTTGCTGCCGGGCCGGGTGTTGTACGGCCAGCCCACGGACAGCCGCACCGGCGGCAGGACGTGCCCGGCGAGGTTGAACAGCGTGCTCAGCTGCTCCGTCGCGGCCGTCAGCCAGTCTTCGCGGGTGGCGTACTTCTGGGCGGGTGTGGTGTTCGTCATGGCTCGATAGTGGAGGACTAGCACGACAGATACAAGCCCTCTCACGAAGATTCATTAGCTCAATGATTAGGGCAAATATCTTCGCCGAACCCGCTCGACATCGACCAAAACCCATGCCACTATCGAGCTATGGCGAACACCACACACACCATCACCGAAGAGGCCGCAAACGCCCGCTACGCCGCGATGCTCCCGGCGATGCCAATCGAGGAGCTCCTCCGCGACATGCGTTACTGCGCCCGCAATAACGAGTACGGCATCCATACCGACCAGATCGTCATGATCGAGGCCGAGATCGTGGCCCGGTGCGCGCGATGAGCACCTTCACCGCCACCGTGGGCATCTACCCGCTCCCCGTCAGCGTCACCGTTCCGGCAGGCAAGACCGCCATCAAGTACGAGCAGACCGCAGCCCGCGACCACATGGTCGACCTGGTGCCCGGCACCTACCCGATCAACTGGCGGTTCAGCCCCGAGGGCTACCCGACCGGCGGCTGGGCCTCAATCCCGGCCATCGCCCACGCACACATCAGCCCCACCGTGCTGTTCGGCGGTGTGGCCCTCGCCAGCGAGCAGCGCGGCGGCGAGCACGAGACCTACAACCTGCACTTCTACGCCCACGAGGTCGAGGGCCGCTTCGAGCGGAACGGCTTCGAACTCGGCTACGACGACTGACCACCCACCGCCCGCGGGCCACAGCCCGGCCCGCGGACACCGCACCCAAGGAGAGACCAATGACCGTTCAGGACCTCATCGACCTGCTGGAGCAGTACCCGGCCGAGGCCGAGGTGCGCCTCGCCCATCAGCCGAACTGGCCCCTGGCCTTCAACGTGCTCGGTGTCTGGAGCGCCGCCGAGGATGGCACCGACGACGAGGAGTTCGACGCGGACGGCCCTGGTGCGGACGCCGTGTGGATTGTGGAGGGCGAGCACCCGCACGATGGCAGCCCATACGCACCACGGGACGCCTTCGAGTACTACCGCGCCTGATGGCCAGCGTGGAGAAGCGCACCCGCAACGGGCGGGTGCGCTGGTACGCCCGGTACCGCACCCCAGCAGGCGAGCAGCGCACCAAGACGTTCGACACCAAACGCGACGCCGAGCGGTACCTGACGCAGATGGAAGGGGCCAAGCTGGTAGGCGGCTTCGTTGACCCGCGCCGTGCCCGCGTGACGGTGGGCGAGTGGTGCGACCAGTGGTTGGACACCAAGACGAACATCAGCCCCAAGACGCGGGAGCGCTACGAGGGCATCATCAGCACCCATATCAAGCCGCAGTGGCACGCGGTCCCCCTGGGCGATGTCACACACGCTGACGTGCAGGCGTGGGTGTCTGGCCTGGACCTGGCACCCGCCTCGGTGCGCAAGGTGCACAGGGTGTTCGCGCTGGCCATGGCCCTGGCGGTGAAGGACGACCGGCTGGCGAAGAACCCCGCCAAGGGCGTCACGCTGCCCCGCGTGGACCCCATCGAGAAGCGGTACCTATCGCACGCCGCGGTGGATGCGCTGGCCACAGCTGTCCCGCCGTTCTGGCGGCTGCTGGTGCTGTTCCTCGCCTACACCGGCCTCAGGTGGGGCGAGGTGGCCGCGCTGCGGGTGTCGCGGCTGGACCTGCTGCGCCGCCGCGTCATCGTCGCCGAGAGTGTGACACCGGTGCGGGGGAAGCTGGTGTGGGGGCCGACCAAGGGCCACCGGCGGCGGGAGGTGCCGATCCCCAAGTTCCTGGTCAAGGACTTGGAGGCGCTCATCGAGGGCAAGGGGAAAGACAGCCTGCTGTTCACCGGGCCGCGGGGTGGCGTGCTGCGGGCCAGCACGTTCAAGCGTGCCGCACTCATCCCGGCCGCGGAGGCCCTCGGGTTGTGCAAGCCGAAGCTGGATGCCCTCGGGCGGCAGCTGACCAAGAAGATCAAGGGGCAGGACGGCCAGCTGATCGACAAGCCGGTATTCACGGCTCACTTCCATCCCCATGAGTTCCGTCACACGGCCGCGTCATTGGCCATTGCTGCCGGGGCGGATGTGAAGGTGGTGCAGCAGATGCTCGGGCACAAGTCGGCCACCCTGACGTTGGACTTGTATGGCCACTTGTTCGGTGATCGCCTGGACGTGGTGGCGGACGCCATGGACACCGCACGCACCGCGGCGCTGGCGGGCGCGTAATCGAACAGGCCGTGTACCCGTTGTGTACCCGCCGCCCGGAATCGGCCCCCGGAAACGCCGAATGCCCTTGCTGGATTCACCGTCTGGCAAGGGCATTCGCGTGGTGGGCCTAACTGGACTTGAACCAGTGACCTCCGCCTTATCAGGGCGTTTGATACGCCCTTTGCTGGCGTTGGCCACCGTTGACTAAGCGTATCGGGACGTTGGCTCGCGTTGGTTCAACGCGGGCGTCTGTGAAGGTCTCGTGTACCCGTCGTGTACCCCGCTAATCTTCCATCCGGCCCATGGCTTCGGTGATGAGCTTGCCGACTGTGGTGCCGATGGCCTCTGCCAGCCTGTACAGGACCGGGACAGGGATAGCGCGCTCGCCCCTCAGGTAGCGGCCGAGCGTCACGTACTCGATGCCGGACCGACGCGAGAGCTCCGCAACGGAGATCCCGCTGAAGGAAGCCTCCGCACGGATGGTCCTCCCGACCACCGTGTTGAAACGCTGCGATTCGTCCATGTACGAATGCTAGCGGCACACGGCTACAAAATCTAGCCAGATAGCTTCGCAATATTCACTTGCGGCTACAGCCGTGTGGCTATACAGTCGCCATATGGCTACAGAACAACTCTATGCGGCTGTGGCGCTGAGCGCTGGCACAGCCCTAACGCGGGCCAAGCTCACGCTGGTTGCCGCTTCCGAGATCACTGGCATCCCCTACACCACCCTCCGAAGGAAGATCGACGGCCTGGCCGCGCTCACGGTGCCCGAGGTGTACGCCATCGCGAAGGCTGCCGCCGTCGATCCCGTCGCCATCTTCACCGGCCGACTGGCCGAGGAGGCCGCAGCGGCATGAGCGACTACGCCGTCAAGATCAACGCGCTGCTCGCCAAGGCGGCATCCACCACCAGCGAAGCCGAGCGCGACGCATTCACCGAGAAGGCCGAAAGCCTGATGGTGAAGTGGGGAATTGACGACGCCATGCTCGACGCGGCCTCGCGGCGCGACAAGGCCCGCAAGCGCGTCCCCATCGAGGAGCGCCGCTACTCCACCGAGGGCCGCAGCGCCGCCCTGATGGGCGAGTTGGCTGCCCTGGTGGCTCCCGGCATCGCGCCGGTGCGCGCCCTGATCTCGCGGGGTCGTCCGGTGTGGTGGTGCATCGGGTACGCCGATGACCTGGCCCGCGTGGAGATGTACATCCCGAACGTCATCGAGCAGGCGCGCGCGGCCTGGCGGGCGCACCTCCGCGACAACCCGTATCACCCGAACGACCGCGGCCGTGCCCGCACCTCGTTCTACCTGCACTTCGGCGAGGTGGTGCGGCAACGCTTCGTCGCCCTGTTCCGCAAGGCGCAGGAGGACGACACGAGCAGCGGTGTGCTGGTGGTGCTGACCAACCGGGCCAACGACGTGGACGCCAAGCTGGCCGAGATGTACCCGAACCTGCGGGAGGCGCGTGGGCGCAAGCTCGACAGCTGGGCGGGCCTGTGCGGCGCGCAGGCGGGCCGCGAGGCATCCCTGGCGGTAGGAGCACTCCAGTGATTGCGCTGCTGCACCTGGACGTGCCGACCTGGACCAACGCGGGCGGCATCATCGTCCTCCCCGTGATCCTGCTGGTGCTGCTGGGGGCCATCGTGCCCGCCATCCACGACTGGGTTGACCGGTGAGCCGGGCAGCCCCCACCACGGGGCACACCTCAACCGAACCCCGGTGCCGACCGGGCAACCAAGGCCAAGCATCGGGAGAGGTCTGCCCGGAGGTTGCCGCCCTATGCGACAGGCTCGGACTGGATCGCCCGAGCAAGCGTCAATGGCTGCAACGACTGTACGAGAAGTACACCGGGCGGCGAGACGACTTCGAGGGCTACGTGCTGACCTTCGTGCGGCACCGCGGCGAGGTTGCCCGCTCGACTCCGGTCGACCCGATGGCCGAACGGATCGCAGCGAGGTTGTCATGAGCCGCCCGTTCTACCTGACCCGACACGCGATTGCCCGCGCCCTGGATATGGGGGTGGACGGTGACGAGATTCTGAACGCCGTCGCCACCCCGCAGAGCGTTCGGCGGGCGGAAAGTGGCCTGGAGCTACGCACCCACGGCCGCATCACGGCCGTCTACGACCCCGGCCCGCGCGCCGTCGTCACGGTGATGTGGCGGTACGCCGCAACGCGCCAGAGCGACGTTCGCCGGGCCGAGGGCTACGGCCGCGCCGCCGAGGACGCCCAGCACACCCGCCACCGGGCGCGGATGAAGCGCCGCAAGGTGCGCCAGCCGAAGTCGTGGGAGGGCGGGCGGAAGAACCGACGCCGCGACCAACCTTCCCCACCCTCGACATACGCCGAAGCGTAGGCACCCCACCCAACCAACGACCGCCCCGCCCCCAACCTGGGGGCGCTATCAACCGACCCAACGAACGGAGAGACCACCGTGACCACTTCATCCGCATTCCTGACCCGTGCCGAAGCGCTGGCTGCGGCCAGCGAGCGCATCCAACAACTCCAGCAAGCCATCGACGTGCTGGGGCCACACACCACCGCCGCCGACGACCTGGCCGACTACATCACCGCCTGGCAGCTGGCCTGCGAGATGCTCCAGACCGTCCCCCTCGACGTGATCGTCCCGGCCGTTGCGAAGTCGGCCTCAGAAATGGCCATCGAGGTCCACGAGAACGGCCACTGCTCGGTGAAGGCCCATGCGCTGGCCGAGGTTTCATCGTGGCTCCGCGGTGCCCGCACCCTGGCTGACCTGAAGGCGCTCGTCGCAGCGGGCGAGGGCGTGTAAGGCCATGTCCACGCCCACCATTGAGCAGCCTCGGGTGGTGCCCGTGCCGAGTGCCGACACCGACCTGGGCATCAGCCTGGACGAGGTTGTGCCGTGCGCGAACTGTGGCGCGCCCGCTGAATGGCGGGCGTTCCTACCCGCCTGCGGCCACCACTTGCTGATGTGCACCGTGTGCCGCAGGGCCGTCCTGGCCGAGTGGCTGAAGCGGCGGACGCGAGGGCGCGTCTGGATCGAGCATCGCAACTGCCCGGTGCGCAACGAGACCATCGAATGGAGCACGCTATGAGCGACGAGCCCCAGCCCAACCTCCTGGACGTGGCTGCCAACATCGACAACGCCGACCCATGGTGGCGTAGCCGCGCCGAGCAGGCCATCGAGCAGATGATGCGCGAGGGCGTCGAGTTCACCAGCGACGACATTGAGGAACGGTTCGGCATCCCGCACCCCACCAAGGGCGAGGCCAACCACGTCGGCAGCCTCATCGCGTCGTACCGCGTCCGTGGCCGCATCGTGGAAGTGGGCCGCAGGCGCAGCCACCGGCCCAGCGCCAACGGCCGCAAGATCGCCGTCTGGCGGGCCACCTGGGCAGTCGATGCCGAGGTGGCGTGATGGCCCGCTTCCTCACCACAGCCGAGGTCGCCGAACTGTGCCGCGCACCCGTTGAGACGGTGCGGTACTGGCGACACATGGGACGCGGCCCAGCGTCCTTCAAGGTCGGCAGGCGCGTCCTGTACGACGCCGACGACGTGGAGCGCTGGCTGGCAAAGCAGCGCACCCCGTAACCCCACGAACGACCGAAGCCCCGTCGCAGGCACCCGCCTGGGCGGGGCTTCGGCGTACCCAACACCCACCAAGAAGGAGGCACACCATGACCGATCGCCGCGTAACCGATCCCCTGACGGGGGAGGTGATCGAAGACCCGCCCATCCAGCCGTTCGCCGAGTGGCTGCGAACCCAGTCCGGGGGCAAGACCCACGACGAGCTGTCCGAGGCCCTGTGGGACTTGGTGCAGCGCGTACGCGAAACCCGCAAGAAGGGCACCCTCAGCCTGGAGATCACGGTCGAGCCGATGCCCAAGACAGACGGCACCGTGCTCACCATCTCCGACGCCATCAAGCTGAAGCTTCCCGAGTTTGCCCGCGACGCCTCGGTGGCGTACGTGGACCGCAACGGCAACCTCAGCCGCAACAACCCCATGCAGCCCGAACTCAGCGGGCTGCGTGCTGTGCCCGAGGCCAGCACACCCACCACTCTCAGGGAGGCCAAGTAGACCATGACTGACTTCAGCGAAATCATCACCACCGCCCAGCAGGCGGCAGGCGCACTGCCCGTCGAGCCGGGCAAGGTGTTCGCCGTCCTCGACGGCGACACCATCCAGTTCGCCGACACTGACCGTTGGGCCGAGGCCCCGCGGCATGTGGTCCGCAACCCGCGGGTCACCCACCCCGAGGGCTTCGTGGCGTACCTGGAACAGCGGGAGGCGCACGACGACGCCTACGGCGTCGAGGTATGGGCCGACGTGGAGCGGCTGTCGGTCCACGGCATCCTCGATGGGAACCGTGGGTGGCGTGAGGATCGCGTCACCCTGGAGCTGCGGCCCTCGCCCGAGTGGGAGGCGTGGACGGCGCGTAGCGGGAAGCTGTACGACCAGCTGACGTTCGCGGACTTCATCGAGGACCAGCTGAGCGTCATCGCTGACCCTGATGGCTCGACCCTGCTGGAAATCGTGCAGTCCATTCAGGGCAGCACGAAGGCCACATGGCAGTCCGCGGACTGGCTGGACAACGGTGCCCGCTCCTTCGGCTGGGCCGAGGAGGTGGAGGGCAAGGCTGGCCGCAAGGGCAACCTCGTCATCCCCTCCCGGTTCACCGTGGGCCTGCGCCCGTTCGTGGGTAGCGAGCCGTTCCGTGTGGTGGCGAACCTGCGCTACCGCATTGAGCGCGGCGGGCTGGCCATCGGCTTCAAGCTGCCTGAACTGGACCGCATCGTGGAGCAGGCATTCAACGAGGTTGTCGCTGTCATCAGCGACGGCGTGGCCTGCCCTGTGCTGCCGGGCCGTCCCAACTGACCCGACTACTACCGCGCCCGCCGGGCCGCTGCGCACCCTTCACAGTTGCGCGGCCCGGCGGGCGCACCTACTTACCCCTGCGATTGAGAGGCTCGCATGAAGATCATCAAGCTGACCGCCGAGAACGTCAAACGACTCCGAGCGGTCGAAATCGAACCGGACGGCACGGTGCAGATCGTGACCGGCCGCAACGCCCAAGGCAAGACGAGCGTCCTGGACGCCATCTGGCTTGCCCTGGGCGGCGGCGCAGCATCCCGCGAGACGCCGCGCCCGGTGCGCGACGGCGAGGACTACGCCGAGGTCACCGTGGACATGGGCGACCTGATCGTGACCCGCACGTGGGAGAAGGGCAAG